TGGGCCCAAGCTATGCAACTAAACGACAAGAAGCGGCTGAGTCAATGATGGCTTTTGTACAAGCAGATCCACAAGTGTTACAGATAGCCGGTGATTTGATTGTAAAGAATATGGATTGGCCCAGGCGATTCTTCTGGCTGGTTTGGAGCTGATAGCGTTAGGATTGCAGAGTATTTCTTAATCGAAACCAAGCAAAAAACTTTGTGCCTGCTCCAAGATGGATCAACCGCTTATAAGGATGAAATACCGGCAGAGTTCCATGACCTAATCGAGAAGGAACGCAAGACAGAGACCAAGACTTGCAAATGGTACAAGCTGGCCGGTGATATTGTGCTTGATGAAACCGAACTGCCTTGCTCATTTATCCCTGTCATTCCGGTATACGGCTCTGATATATGGATAGAAGGCAAGAGACATTTGCATGGCTTAACCCGCTTTGCCAAAGATCCTGCACGGCTGTACAACTTCTTCCAGTCTGCCAATGCGGAAACTCTGGCACTTGCGCCGAGAGCGCCATTCGTTGTGGCAGAGGGGCAAATAGACGGTTACGAGCAAGAATGGCAAAATGCTAACCGCGTGAACTTATCAGTATTAACGTATAACCCTGTTAGTTTACAAGGCAATGTCTTAGGCGCTCCACGCAGAGAACAGCCGCCAGGAACAAACCCAGGTTTTGAATCTGCTATGAACAGAGCAGAGCTAGACATTAAAGCGACGATGGGGATGTATGATGCTTCGATGGGCAACCATGAGAGCAATCAGTCAGGCCGTGCGATTCTATCCCAACAACGCCAAGCTTCAACCGGTAACTTTCATTTCAGTGATAACTTGGCACGTTCATTGCGTCATGCCGGTCGTATCATTATTGAGATGATCCCCAAGATCTATGACACGCAACGAATCGCCCGTATTATTGGTGAAGATGGTGAGCCTAAAAACGTCCAACTAGATCCAAACCAACCACAAGCTAAAACCCAACAAGAGAATGAACAAGGCGAAATCAAGTCTATTTATAATCTGGGTGTGGGCAAGTACGATGTGACCGTGACAGTGGGCCCAAGCTATGCAACTAAACGACAAGAAGCGGCTGAGTCAATGATGGCTTTTGTACAAGCAGATCCACAAGTGTTACAGATAGCCGGTGATTTGATTGTAAAGAATATGGATTGGCCTGGTGCGGAAGCCATCGCAGCAAGAATGAAGCTGATGCTACCGCCTCAAATCCAACAAGCGGAGCAAGCTGAAAGCGAAGAAAAGCCGCAGATTGATCCACAGCTTGAGCAACAAATGAATCAGATGGCTGACCAAATGCAACACATGAGCGAGGCTTTGCAGCAGGCGCAGTCAGAGCAACAAGTGAAGCTACAAGAACAACAAATGAAGATGCAAGAGCTTGAGCAATCAAGAGTTCTTAAGCTCAAAGAGATTGAAGAGGCCAACGAGATTAAACGCTTTGAGGCTGAGACTAAGCGCATACAAGTGGAGGCTGATATTGCTATTAAAGACGCTGGAATGTTACACAACATGGCGACCGCTGACTTGTCGCATAGGCTATCACTACGCAATGCTATGCTGACCGACTCGGCAGAGCTGGACGAGAATGGCAACGTGATACCTTGGCAAGAAACGCCAGAACCTCCCCATCCAGAGATCATGGCCGCATTGCAAGGTATTGGACAGATGCACCAAGATTCACATAATAAACTTGTCGAGGCGATGACACGCAAGAAAACCATTGTGCGAGATCCTAAGACAAACAAAATTATAGGCGTTGAATAATGGCTTTAGTCTTTACAGATCTCACCAAGGAAACCACCAGCACAACCGGCACAGGCACACTCACGCTGACAGGCGCGGTTGATAAATATCAATCATTTGCTAACATTGGCACAGGCAATACCACCTATTACCGTATTGAAAGCGGCAATGATTCAGAGGTTGGTTTAGGCACTTATAACGGCACACTAAGCCGTGATACAGTTTATATGTCCATTATAGCGGGCTTAGCTGGCACAACTAAAATAGATGTTGCTACCGGTGCAACCGTGTCTTGTGTTTATCCGGCTGAGAAGGCGGTGGTATTTGATGCCAATGGTATTTTAACCATACCGGACGCAAGCGCGTTTAAATGGTCGTCAGATTTAACGCTTTATCGAGATGCCGCAAATATATTTTCTCAAAGAAATGGAACTGCTGCTCAAGAATTTAGGCTTTATAATACTTATACGTCTGTTTCGGATTATGAAAGAGCTGTATTTGATTGGACAACAGTTACCAATACCTTAACACTCGGCACTGAAGCAGGTGGTACTGGAACTAAACGGTTATTAAATATTAATACACCAACAAGTATTACAGGTACAACTGCAAGTGACTTGCCTACTTTTGGTGCTGAATTTTTAGGAACTCCAGCTAACTTTACATTGGGTGCAGCTTGGGTAGGTAGTTTAGCAACAGGGTTTACCCATACTTCCGGAGCTGGTAATACTGCAACAATAACTTATTCAACACTGGCAAGTAATAATACTAAGTATCAAATAGTAACTACAGTAACTGGACGTACCACAGGATCATATACATTGGCTTTTGGTGGTACATCTTCTCCAGGTATTACTGGTGGATTTACTCTTGGACCAACTTCTACAGCAACAACTGGTTTAGTTATAACACCTACTTTTGATTTTAACGGTACTATCTTTATATCTATTAAAGCCATACTTGGTACAGCAACTGCTTTATTAGCCTTTAAATCTTCGGATAATGCGATTCGAGCTGAAATTAGAGCAACTGCTGGTTCTACCACAAATAACACATTTATTGGTACTGGCTCAGGTGGCTATAATACAACCGGAGCAAATAACACAGGCATAGGATACCAAGCGCTTTTTAACACAACGACAGGTATTAGAAATACAGCTATTGGTTTAAGCACCTTACAAGCCAATACTACCGCTAACGATAATACGGCTATTGGTAGTAGCGCACTTATAGTTAATACAACTGGTGGTGCAAATACTGCTATAGGTGTGAACGCCTTAACTGCTAATACAACGGGTGGCTCTAATGTCGCAGTTGGTACCTCTGCATTGCAAGCCCATACAACAAGTTTTTCAAATACAGCAATAGGTCAAAATGCACTTTATGCTATAACAGGTGGCAGTGCCAGTAATAATACAGGAATTGGCTATCAAGCAGGGCGTTATATTGCTGATGGTAGTACCGCATTAGTAGCTGCAAATAACTGTACTTATATTGGTTACAATACAAAAGCAAATGCCGCTAATCCTACCAACGAAACTGTTATAGGTTATAACGCTATCGGTTCAGGCAGTAACACTACCACAATAGGTAGTTCAACAACTACCGCCACAAAGATATTTGGTAGTGTAACGTCAACCGGCTTGGTATTTCCTCAACAAGCGGCAACTGCACCTGCTTATGTTCTAGGTGGTATTTACTTTGATACTGCTTTAAACAAACTAAGAGTTGGTGGGGCGACTGGTTGGGAAACAATAACTTCAATTTAAGAACTAAATATGACATTACTAGAAGAAATAAACACAGGTACATTAGCAACTGAACTCGCACCTTTAGTCACAGCAAATGATTATCGGGGTATTACTAATGCACTTAACCGCAAAGACATCGTAACGGCTGGAAGTATTACGGTGAACAAGTTTGCCATTTGGTGCGCAGAGACAGGTATGAGAGCGGCTATTAATGACCAAGCGGCTAATCCTGCCAGTCCATTGCGCTCTATCGCTCTGACTCTGCTCGACTTGCTACAGGGCAACTTAACACCTGCCTCGCTAGATTTAAGTATAGCTCAAAACGTGGACATGCTCCATGCTTGGGTATTGGCTGGTTTGCTAACCACAGAGCAGGAACAAGATTTAATTGTTTTAAGCCAAACATTAATCTCAAGAGCAGAACAAATCGGCTTAACCGTTGATGCTAATCTAGTGGCTCAGGCTTTAGGCTATGTGCCTTCACCGAGTGTTATCAACACTAACGATGATTACTTAGTCTTTGTGATTAACGGTGCGCTACAGTCTTATATGAGCCAATACAATCAAGCAACACCGGAAGATGGCCTGACAGCGGCACGGGTGGCTTATAACGAGAGTATTAACCCGACTATTCCTGATCCAATACCCGAGCCAGAGATCATATAATGGATAAGCTACTTGGCGCATTTATCTGGCTTAAACAGAACCTAAAGCAACCTGGCACAATGGCATCGCTTTCCGCTATCTGTGCGATGCTAGGTGTTCAAGTTGATGCGGGCATGATACAAGACTGGCTCAACACGCTGACATTGCTGTTTGGTACGCTGGGCTTTTTCTTTCAGCCAGCTAAACAGCTTGTAAAAATAGATTGAGCGTTAGCCTGGCGGTTGAGCATGACATTTATCTATTGTCCTCAACTGACAGCCTAGCGTTATCAACGCATTATTTGATGTTCTACATTAATTTTATATTTTGAGGTGAGCCATGAGCGTTAAAGGAATTGTGATAGAAAGATTTGCCAAGTGGTATATCGGTGGTGTTTATTTTGAAACCATTAAACGAGTGGTTGCAAGCCTGATGGATTCAAGCATTTCAGGGCAAGCCAAACAAACCATTGCAATCAACGAGATTAAAAAATTCGGTTATGACCTCAGTAATTTCTTAATTAACTTAGGCATTGAGCTGGCTCTTGGTTACTTAAAAGCCCAATCTAATAAATAATGTTTGCTGAATCTACTTTTTCAGAAGTCCCATTTACTGCGTTCGTAGAGACTGCGCCAGCGCCTCCAATCGTTGTCGTACCCGATCATCCGTATTATTGGTACAACTCGGACATCTTAACGCCTAAAAGTGCGCCAAAGATAAAGCGTGCCAAGCTCAAGAAGCAAGACATTGATGAGTTATTGGCAAAAGCCGTTGATGAGTTAATTACTAATGCAGACAAGACAGAACGCGCAAGGCTTGTCGCCAGCATTAAGCATAAACCCATAAAAGAAAGCATGGCCGCGACTAAGCTAGAGGCTAAAGCGATTGTATTAGCACACTTAAAAAAGCAAATACAAGAGGAAGAAGAAGATGATGAAATGGCAATCATGCTATTGATGTAAACCCCGCCCGGAAGGGTGCAATAAATCGCCAATGGAGGCGCTATGAACGCAGAAACAATTATCCCTGATGTACCACAAGAAGATGTTATAGAAGATCAAGTATCGCCAGAAATTGAGGCAGATGCCGAGCCAGAACAAGAAGAAGAAAAGGTTCCCAAGGGCGTACAAAAAAGAATTGATGCGATCACTAAAGAAAAGTACGAGGAAAGACGAGAACGCCAAGCCGCACAAGAACGAGCGGATAGGTTAGAGCGCCAATTAGAAGAAATGCAAAGAGCCAGTCAACCCGCTCAACAACAAGCCCGAAACATGGATAATGGTGCGCCAAATCCTGATAATTACCCTGCCGGTCGTTATGATCCTGACTATTTGGAAGCACTCACGGATTATAAAGTCAATGAAATGTTTGCATCTCAGCAAAATAGGCTTAAAATGGCCGAAAAGCAAAGTTATATTGGTGAACTGCAAGAAGCCGCTAGAGGCAATTATGCAGACTATGATACAATTGAGCAAGATTTCTTTCAGCATCCTTTGACAACTGTGCCTGAATTCAGGTCATTGTTACTGGAATCTGAAAACCCCGCTGAACTTACCTATTATTTGGGCAAAAACCCAGAAGAAATGGATAAGCTTGGCGAAATGACACAAGCCCAAGCGTTGCGGTATATTGGACGCATTGAAGCTAAAATAGTTACACCATCTTTAGAACAGCCCACTAAAAAGGCCGTGTCTAATGCCCCAAAGCCAATCGCTCCACTAGGGAGTGCCAAGACCTCAGCCGTTATTACCAGTCCTGAAGATGCCCAGAGCATGCAGGATTATGTAAAACTCAGAGAGGCACAACGTAAAAAATAACTAACCAATTCCCTATATTTTAATGGAGCTATAAAATGGCTAATACCTTATTAACCAGTAGCATCATTCAAAAAGAAGCCTTAATGATTCTTGAGAATGAGCTGACTTTTACAAAGAACGTAAACAGAGAATACGACGATAAATTTGGCGTTTCAGGCGCGAAAATCGGTGCGACAATTAACGCGCGTAAACCCCCACGTTATGTTGGGCGTTCAGGCCAAGCGTTGTCGGTTGAAGCATCAACTGAAAACTATGTGCCAATCACTTTAGATACTCAGTTTGGTGTTGATATTTCTTTTTCATCAACTGATTTAACCTTGCATATTGACGAGTTTAGCGACCGTTTCTTAAAGCCTGCAATGGCAACTATTGCTAACAAAATCGATTATGACGGCTTACAGCTTTACAAAGATGTATTCCGTTATGTCAACGCTGGCGCTGGTGCAACGTCTTACGGTACTTCTGGCACTCTAAACGGTGGTTCTGCAACCGTTGCTCAAGTACAAGGTCAAATCTTAACTGCTGGCGCTATCTTGTCAGAATCAGGTGTTCCTAATGAGACTCGTGGCTTGGTATTAGATCCCATTTCACAAGTATCAGCTGCAACTCCAATGCTGGCACTATTTAACCCACAAGCTAAAGTATCATCTATCTTTGAAAAAGGATCTATTGGTGCTTCTACATTAGGCTTTGACTGGGCCGCTGATGCCAACGTGGGTAACTTTGTACCCATGGCGGCTGGATCTGTCACTGCATTAACGTCTGCGCCTGCTTCTGGCGCGACTACGATTGCGGTGACTTCAACTGCTGGCACAGTGCCTAAAGGCACAATCGTACAAATCACCGGCGTGTATGCCATAAATCCACAAAACCGTCAATCAACTGGCCGTACTATGCAGTTTGTTGTTACTGCTGATACTGTTGTAAGCACCACTGGTACTTTGCCAATCTACCCGGCTTATATCCCAAGTGGTCAATTTGCAACTTGCACAGGCACTCCAGCCGGTACCGCGGCAATCAGCATCTTAACTTCTGGTGCTATCGGCGGTGTAGGTTCTTCACAGAACTTAGCTTTCCACAAAAACGCTTTTACATTAGCAACTGCTGATCTACTATTGCCTGGGGGCGTTGATATGGCTGAACGCGCTAACTATAAAGGCATCTCTATGCGGATGGTACGGCAGTATGACATTAACAGCGATATGTTCCCTACCAGGTTTGACGTATTGTTCGGTTGGAAAACTATTTATCCAGAACTCGCTGTGCGTGTTGGCGGCTAATCACTTAATTTTTAATAGGAGGCTTCAATGCCAGATATTTATAATGGTGGTTTAACCATCGCTCAACCGGTAGTAACTTACCAATCAAGTTCTTACCAAATCAATAGCGGCACAGCTTTAGCCGCTGGCGCATCGGTGACTGAAACAATGACTTTTACAGGTCTTGCTGTCACTGATGTTAACTATGGCTTTGCACCACGCGATGCGATTGTTATCCCTAACGGGCTATCTTTAGTGTCATCTAAACCCACAGCCACTAACACATTAACTGTTACGTGGAAAAACACCACTACAGCACCATTGGCTATGCCTGCGGCTGGTGTTTGGGGTTTGAGTATCTTTAAACCTTTATACCGTTAAACCCTCGCTACGAGCCAAGGACGGCTCTTTTTTTATCTTCAAAAGAGGCACATAAGTTATGCAGCATTACCAAGATGTTTTACAAGACCGCTCGGGCAATGCCATAGCTGGTGCTGTCATTAATATTACCGATCACACGACGGGCGCTGCTTCAGTCGTCTTTTCAAATTATGGCGGAACAATTGTTTTAACATCAATTGTTACTGATGCCAATGGAACTTATAGTTTTTATGCAAATACTGGCCGTTATGACATGGCTATGTATAAAAACGGCAAAATATTAAAGACTGTTTCTGATGTATTTATAGGGATAGCAAGCACAACTATTATTAGCCCCCAAGAAGGTATTGCTGTGCAGAACTCGCCATACATTACGGTTAGTCAAACATTACCAGAGGATATTAATTCCTTATCAGTCGGGCCATTAACCTTATCGCCAGGCGTTGTGGTAACAGTTCCTCCTTCCTCAAGATGGGTGATTGCATGAGTTCAAAGATTAACGCAAATAATAGTGTTGATGGCGTATCAATTAGCGCTGATTCTACGGGTATTTTAGAAATACAAACCAAAGGAATTACAGCGATTACAATTGATGGCTCTCAAAATGTTACAGTTCCTTTTAAGCAAACTGGAACAGGTTCAGTTGCTAGAACAGTTGATGCAAAACTAAAAGAAAATGTATCTGTGTTGGATTTTGGTGCAGATCCGACAGGTGTGGCTAACAGCTCAACCGCGTTTAACAATGCGATGAGTGCTGCCAAAGTAGTTAAAGTTCCCCCAGGGATCTATAAATTAGATACTACGATAACAAGACCGGTTACTTGCATACTTGAAGTTGATCCGACCACTACTTTTACAGGTGTTGGAGAGATATTAAACTCCGGAACAGTCTACGGAAATACTATTCCTGAAAAAACTGTATTTGGCAAGCTAACTATAAGAGACGCTGACTATACGCCAAGCTCAACAAATGGTTTTGTTAGCTATCCAAACGTAGGCCAGATACTAAGACTTGATGGCAAAACAGCACCTGGGCAATGTGGTGTCTATTTATCAGGAGACGAGAGAGAGCCTGTTATATCGTCCGTTGACTATGTTGGCCTTCACAGTCGACATAACAATTCTGTCACTACTCCTAAAGTTTGGGGTTACAATCCCGTTGTTATTAAAAGCGCTGATAGCGTAGCTTGTGGAACAAACACCGCAATAAACGGAATTGAAATATCGTTATCAAATAACACCTCTGAATGTGCAGAGCCACAGCAACAAGACTGTTTGCAAGGTTTATTTATATCTTATATTCGGGATGCTGGCTATGCGTCAACAGCGATTTCAATCGGTGGTTATGCGGGGATAGTGCCAGGCTCATCTGGTTTTAAATATGGGTTATGGGTTGACGGAGTTTGTGACACAGGAACACTAATAGCATTACGCGATGAAGTAAGTGGAAACTTAGGCGTCAAACGAGGCATTGATTTTGTGGGTGTCTCATCTTTTACAGAGGGGGCGATCACATTAAACAATGGACATAAGATTGTAGGTAGAAATACCAGTGGTAGCGCGTTTGTCGATTTGGTGCAAATGAGTACATCTAATCAAGTTGCATTAGGTCAAGAAGGAATAGCAACTGCTATATTAGGGCTGCCAGTTGTTACAGGAAATACTACCACCAATGTAGCTGGATTAGATATCGGAAGATCGGCAACAACAACATCTTATCTTGATTTTCATTCTTCTGGCAATAGTAACGACTATGACTTTAGATTATTAGCCTCTGGTGGAACAACATTAGGCACAGGTACATTACAAGCAGTTGGTAATCTGTTTTCTATGGCGTGTGATGTTAGACCGTCAACAACCAATGCAAGAACACTAGGCACTGCCGCACTAACGTGGGCATCTATGTTCACAGGGTATATTAATTTATCTCAAGCGGCTATATCCGCAGCGACTGGCACAATAAACCTAGGTGGGACAACAGCCACAACTGTGGGAGCAACGGGCGCGGCCTCGGCTTTACCTGCACAGCCTTTAGGCTATATGATTGCTTATGTTGGTACGGCTCAAGTTAAAATCCCTTATTACACAGCATAAAATTATGAACTACACATTAACTTTCACAGAACAACAATTATTAATCTTAAATCAAGCATTACAAGAATTGCCGTTCAAATTAGCCGCACCTTTGTTTGAAAGTATTAATAAGCAAATAAAAGAATTAGAGTCTAAATCTTCTGAGGAAATAAAATGAGTTCATTAATAATTTTAGGCGACACATCAGGAAGTATTTCTCTAGTTGCTCCGATTACTGGGCCAGATGAAGTAATAGATTTAACTGATATAGTGTCATTATCAACTTTATCAGCTCAGACAGGAGCGGAATTAATAGGTTCTACTCCAACAGGCACAGTCTCATCCACAACGGTACAAGCTGCTATTGCAGAATTAGATACAGAAAAGGCTAGCACGTCACTATTGGCATCAGGATTATCATTAAAAACAAACATTTCTGATTTGTCTTCAGCTACAGGCAGCACGCTTGTTGGGTTCAAACAAACAGGCACAGGTTCTGTTACTAGAACAGTAGGCACTAAATTAAATGACAATGTGTCCGCTAAAGATTTTGGTATTGTTGGAGATGGTGTAACGGATGATAGTGTTGCGCTACAAAATTCGGCAGTTAGATCAAATACTGTACTGGTACAAAATAATGTTTATGCGCCTAATACACAGATAGCTGCGCTTGCAGATGCCACATTCAGAGGAAATGGCAATTTATTAGCTAGTGTTTATCATAAAGCGGCAATACCTGAGTCATCAACATCTGACACTTTTGTTAGTAAAGACATTGTTGCCGCCAAACATTTAAAGCAATTAAATAGCATACAAACTCCAACAGTGGTTTTAATTGGGGATAGCATTACAACATATTATGCCAATTCTATTGGCCGCTCTGACATGCTAACAGAAGTTTTACGGACTATATTAGAGAATCAATTTGGAACAATAAATTTCTACAACCGAGGAATCGGGGGTATGCAATTTTCTAATTTATTTACTACACAATACCAAACATACATTCCTTGGTATCAAGGATTTTCAACTACGACATGGTTAGACATGGTTAAAAATCTTTCACCTGATTTAGTGGTGATGTCTTTTGGAATGAATGATGGTGCAAATATATCTGCCGTTTCTTTAAAGGCCGCGATTGATGAAATGCAATCATGGACTAAAGTTCCATCTATTGTGATGGCAACAAATCTTGTGCCTAGCCCAGCATCAATAGATTTCCCAGACGGGCAAACAGGTCAAGAAAGTAGAGATAAATCAGCAGGTTTGATAAGAACTTATGCTAAGTTTAGAAATGTCGGTTTGCTTGATGTGCATCGAAAACATTGTATGGTGCGTGACGGTTATGACCCAGTCTCAAGCATATTGACCAAAGGCGATACTATTTCGGCAACTACTGTAAGTGGTAAAAAATATTGTTACGGTTCAAAAAAAGTTATTGATTTTAAGGCTAGACTTCAATTCAATTCAATTACTTTGTCAGGTGGTGTAAATTATTTGACAGTAAAGACAGGATCTGGCGCTAATGATTATTTAAAAATAACAAGGCCTGATTCTACGTCTTTAGTATTTGCGATGTATGCAGGTGGGATAGACAGTCTTGCCGTTTTATCAACCACTATTACGCGCACATGGATAGAAGGCACTGTTTATCATTTTGTTGTTGAAAGATCAAACGATCAAATTGTTGTTTATAATGATACCGATGTTAGACAAGGTACTTATAATGCGCCTATTTTTACAACAAAATTAGTATCATTAGGTTCAGAATACATTCCAGTTGTTCAAGATAATGCGGCTACTGTTTTAACGGCTGTCGATTATAGTTATAGTGAACAACGCGTCAATGTTCCTTCGGTTATTAATAGTTTATTGTGGGGCAATGGGGTAGTTCCTATTGATACACATGGCGGCTCTGGATATAATCATCCAGGGGGCTTTGCAGCATCTCATATTTACAGACCTTTAATCAGTGGAGTAACATGGACGTTACTTGATACTTTGTATTTACCTAGCACTTCTCAAAATTATTTAGCTGGTAATTTGAGTATAGGTGGGGCAATTGCTGGCACTGGAACAATGCTTGATGTTCAATCAACAACGGCAGGCGTTCGGTTTCCTAACATGACTACGACCCAAAAGAACGCTATTACACCAGCGTTAGGCACGGTTATTTATGATACAACACTAAATAAATTGTGTGTGTATGTGGGATCTTGGCAAACAATAACTTCTGTTTAAGGACTAACGATGACAACCGTTGTTAATTTTACCAAAGCCACGACAGCGCTTGATATTATCAAGAGTTCATTACGATTATTACAAGTGCTGAATGACGACATTACGCTGACAGCCTCAGAAGCTAATGATGCGCTAGAGTGTCTTAACATGATGATCGACTCATGGTCAAATGACTCGCTAATGTTGCACCATGTTACTAAGGAGGAATTTACTTTAGTACCTGGGCAAGTGACTTACACGATGGGGCTTGGTGGTAACTTTAATACATCACGACCTATCAGCATTGAGCAAGCTACCATTAACGTCAATGGTGCTGACTTTAATGTTCAACAAATGGCGTTTGATGATTGGGCAGCCATTCGTTTAAAATCATTAGCGACAAGTTACACCGAATACTTTTATGTTGATGAGACGTTTCCATTATCAACCATTTATCTTTACCCAATAAGCACAATCCCCTCCATATTGACGCTGTACAGCCGGAAACCGTTCAGCCAGTTCGATAGCCTGACTAATGAGGTTTTGTTGCCTCCAGGCTATGCTAGAGCCATGAAATACCAGCTTGCTTGTGAATTGGCTTCTGAATACCAAACGACAGCGGGACAGGATGTGCAGACATTAGCCATGAATGCCAGAGCTGGCATTAAGCGAGTGAATAAGCGGGCTATTACCAGCCAAGTCGATCCGGCTTTGTTTGCGCCTGGTAAGCAGCGTTTCAATATATATCGTGGGCAATAGTCAATGAAATCAATGACTTATAGAATAGAGTGTAAATAATGCCAGAAATTAAGCTATTCGGCCTCGGTCAACAGTCTAAATCGCCCAACATCACAGCGGCTCACCGTATAAACTTATACTATGACATTCAAGCTGATTTAGATAAAACGCAGGTGGTGGCTTATAACACACCAGGGTTACAATTATTTAATAACTTAGGCGCATCACCGACACGCGGGATGCACTGGTTTGAGGCGTTTAATATCTTATGCGTAGTACAGCGTGGAAATCTGTTTATCGTTGCGGCTGATGGCACATCCACTATGTATACGCTATCGCCTACGGACATAAGCGGTTATGTCTCGATGGCAAATAATGGCAATTATGGCTCATTAGGTAAACAGCTTTGTATTGCTACCGGCACGGCTGTTTATATTTATGATGCGGTAACTCATGCTATCACCAATGTATTAACAACTGGCGCAAATCCAATACCTTACGCGGCTGATACTGTCACTTTCCTTGATGGTTACTTTATTGCTAACCGTATCAATAGCGGACAGTTTTACATATCCACCGCTTATGACGGGCTCAGTTGGGATGGCTTAAACTTTGCCACCGCAGAATCTAACCCGGACAACTTGGTTGCAGTGGTAGCGGATAAAGGCTATTTAGCCTTGTTTGGCACGAGTAGCGTTGAGCTATGGGCAAACACAGGCGAAGCATTGTTTCCCTTTAGCCGCGTGCAAGGTGCGCCCACTAATTCCGGTCTGGCATCGCGTTGGTCATTGTCTTATGCCAATGGGTTTTCAACTGGGCTATTCAGAAACAAGCAGGGGGCTTTGTCTATCTGTCAGTTACAAGGCTATCAAGTCACGCCCATAAGCAATACTGATATAGACTACATCATAAACAACTACAACACGCCAACCAATTGCGTTGGATTTGGTTATTATTTGAATGGCCGGCCGTTCTATCAGATTACGTTCATTGAAGATCAAAAAACGTGGCTATACGACTTTTCGTCTGGGGCATGGTCACAGCTTAAATCATGGGGCATTAGCCGCCATACAGCAGATTTGGGCTGTTCTTTTGATACCAAGTTCATTGTTTCAGATTATAATGACGGCCAATTGTACATTTTAGATCCAGATGTGTTTACCGATAACGGGCAACCTATCGAGCGTGAACTGACTAGCGGTCATGTCTTTGCGGCTAGTCGTAACAATATGACAATAAGACGGCTTAGGCTAGATATGGAGGGTGGCGTAGGTTTGACGACTCAGCCTACTGTGATGCTACAAATCAGCCGTGACGGGGGAAACACGTATGGCAATGAGAAATGGACGAACCTTGGCACATCCGGCCAGAATTATAAACGAGCAGAATGGCGCAGACTGGGCCATGCGCGTGATTTTTTGTTCAAAATTAGAATCACTGATCCTATTAAAGTCGTTCTTATTGCCGCTATTGTAGAAGCCATGGAGTTGAACTCGTGAGAATACCACAAGCGCCTATCCGTGAGCCTTTTGACATTGCCTCCGTAGCTTGGGTAAATTACTTCTCACAGCTAACGCTGTATTTAGGCTCTATCCCGTCGAGCAATGTGGCGTTAAGTGATTATGCTAATGACACAGCGGCAGCGGCTGGTGGTGTGCCTTTATATGGCTTTTATCGGAATGGCTCGGTGGTTATGCAGAGGGTAATATGAATAATTTTCAACTATTAGCATCAAATATTAATGTCTTGCCATTATTGTTATCAATAAAAAGACAGCCTGAATTATGGAAGGAAGACACTTATTTAAGAGATTACCCACAAGGGCCGTTTGGCGATTGCGAATCTATAATGCTTCGGTTTCCACCTATTTCAGTTTTTGAGACAGAAGAACAGCTAAAAAATCATGCGGTGGGCTTCGATCAGCATGAAAACATAGACAGGCCAGAGTACAAGCTTTTGCATGAAGCCAGACCCATGATTATGGGCTTAATGGCGAATGTGCAGGGTGAGCGTTTGGGGCGTTGTATCATTAATAAGATAAAACCGGGTGGGCGCATTTATCCCCATGAAGATACCCCATCGCATGCGGATTATTATTCAAGGTTTCATATTGTGTTGCAATCATCACCTGGCGTTGTTTTTATTGCAGGGGATGAGCAAGTTTACATGGCGACAGGTGATTGCTGGTGGTTTAATAATAAGCTTAACCATGAAGTCATTAATAACAGCGCTGATGACAGAATTCACTTAGTAATTGATATAAGGACAGGCCGATGATTACTTTTGCAATAGAATCTTTTGAACAATGCCTGCCTGAATTTGAGCCTTTATTGCATC